AACGGGCGGTTGATGTTGGCCATAGGTGCCCTTTATGCTGAGATGACGACCGGTGGGGTGGGTGCGGTGCTGGCGACGCCGTAGTGAAACAGCACTGTTTTATAGTCTTGGTACTGATACGACCGATCGGCCCAGCCGTTGGTTGAACCCGTTGTGGCCACGCCGTTGACGATGACGGGGGCGCGTGTAGACCATGCCAACATTTCCGATGTAGCGCCCGGGTATTTTGCTCGGATACTCTGAGTTGGTCTCACATCCACAGGCGAATCAATCAAGTTCCAGTCCTGCGGTTTCGATTCGAAATTGTGCGTGATCTTGTAGCCGGGATAACCCAACGGGGACATCGAATATTCAATGTCACTTCCAAGGTAGAGCAGCGTTCCGGCAGCCCATATCGAGATGTCCTTTCGATTTAAACTACCCCGCATCTTGGTCATGTTTGACAGACTGACGAGCGTGGCGTCTACCCACGGGTATTCGATCCGAATCACATCCTTCGATTCGACCCGTGGCATTGGCTTGTTGAGAGGCGCAAACGTGCCATTGGCAAACGATGCACCGGCACCACCTGCCAGCCCATCGTTGGTGAACTTGGCAGCCACGGTGTTGCTTTCACCAAACTCGACAAACTCGCCTGAGCCTTGCATCGTCACCCAGCAGCAATTCAGGCCCAAGGTGTTCTCTGGTTCCTGCATCCATTCAATCGAGATCTCCGCAAGGTCGGCATTCTGGAGGGTGTTTAATCCACTGTTTGAATCGGCGCTGGTCCCGTCCCCGTTGAGCACGTTGGGAGCGTAGGTATCCAGTGGTTTAAACGACATCTTCTGAGCGGTCAATGCCGATAAAAGACCCTGCTGGATTTTCGACTTGTAAGTATAACTTGCCGATGGTCCACCGGTTTTGCGTGCTAAAAATCGCTCTTTAGAGTCGATCAAGGTTAAGGCGAGTTGCAAGTTTGCAGCCGTGTAAGGCGCAATCCATCGGCCCGAGTAAGTGACGGAATTGGCTTCGGCTGTGTAGCCGAAACCTTCGGTAACGGGTGTCCATCCAGCAAATATCATCGTCAGACTCCTGCCAGTTGGGGTTTCGGTTCGGGGCCAGGTACCTTTGTTGCAACATTGACGGCACCCGGCTTGCCTCCGTTTGGTGCTGTGTTGGCAGCGATTTGCTGGAGGGCAGCGGTTTGCTTTTTATCCTCACCACCGACATTATTTAATAGAGACGCAAACGATGTGCGTTGACCACCTTTCGATTCGGCACCGGCAGCACCCGGCATGGTCTTGCCAGTCATTTCACCGAGTGCACCCTGACCCGTCGGCATGGTGAGTTGCAATGCAGCGGCCATTGCTGCCTTGTCAGCATCGCTTTTCGCCCTGGCGTCAGCGATCTTGGCGCCGGCCTCCTGATCCAGTTGCTCTCGCCTCTGCCCAAGTGATTCCACGATAGCCGTCATGCCCTCGCCCAGGCTGATCCCCATCTGTTTGGCGATCCATCGAAACGGCTGGATCAGTAGGTCGATCCCCTGCGCGAGCCTGTAGGCAAGCTCCACACCCATGCGGTTGAAGACGCCGGAGAACCCGCCGAATCCGATCAACATGTCACCAATGAAACCGCCGATCACGCTGACAGCGCTCAAGAAGAATCGAGTGACTGACATCAACCCGTTTGCCAGCCCGACGATCGTGATTGCAATTCCGGCTGACATTTCGATGATTGTATTTCGCATCTTGTCAATGACGCCGGTGAAACCTTCCGGATTCATCGCACTCAGTGCTGCCAACACAACCGACTTCATATAGGACAAAGCCTGCGTCACCGGCTGAATTGCCTGCCCGAATTGGGTCATCATCGTTTCGACTGAATTGGAGTTTGTCCGTTGCATATTGGAGGTCGACAAACGGGTGTTTTCGAAGTCGCCTTTGGCACGTGCGGTCTGCTGCATGATCCCCTGGGCGATTGCTTCGCCCATTGGCAAGCCGGTCTTTTTCAGGCTTTCGGCATCCAAGAAAACTTTGTATTTCCGCATAATTTGAAACTCGCCAGCAAATGCCGATTGCAGATCCTCGCGGATCTTGGCTGGGTCAATGTTGTCTTGGCTGGCGATATCACCCACGCGGGCTTCCAGTTGCTTGGCCATGTCGATCGCCTTGCCGGTCTCCATGCCCATGCCCCGCATGGCCATTGCCGAGCCGGTGATCGACTCCAGAATGCCCTGCATCTGGCCTTGTCCGCTGTCCTGCAGCTCGCGAGCGAACTTGACAGCATCGGCCGTAGCACCGCCCATCAAGACGCCCGTCTTGCTGAGCGTCTCGTTCAGGTCGGCACCACGGCTGGAAGATTCACCAATTGCCGATCCGATGCCACGCACGGCTGACCCTGCGGCATGGATTGCCATCATGGCGGCGGCAGCACCACCGCCCATGATGGCACCGGCCAGCAAGCCCTTGCCTCCACTGGAGACAGCACTGCCCATGCCCGAAAGCATGGACTTGGCTCTATCCAGACCGCGTCCCAAGGCAGTCGTGTCGGCACCAATATTGACAAACAGGTTTCCAACGGTCGCCATCAGTGCACCTCTTCCCAATTGTCCGGCACGGAGTCCATCACTTCGTTCAGCGTTTCGCGGCTCAACTGGCCTGTCAGGTCAGGCTTTTCGACCATCAGAACCATGATCTGCCAAGGCGTCAGCTCTAGAACATCCTGATAACGCATGTGACCCTCTAAGACCAGTCGCCTCATCAGATCGTGCCAGTTGACGCCTGAGAGGTGTTGCCTTTTGGGTCGTCTGCGCTCCGCCCGGTGATGGCGAACATCAGCAGTTTGATCAGAGCGGTTTGGTAAGGGATGGAGTCAACCAACGCCTTGACCTCATCTTGTGTGACAGTCTGGTTTCGCTTCAGTCCGTGGTACAGAACGGCTTGCTGAACCTCGCGAGACGCGAACAGGTAGGCTTGCCCATCTTCACTTTCAGGAAGTGGTGGCCAGTAGGCGTATTGCCTCTTGGCTTCTTTCCAGATCTCTTTCGCTGTGGCCGGGGGTAGGTCGCGACACGCTTCCTTGGCGTCAGTCAGTGGATTAGGCACGACTCCACGCATCACGTTGCCGATTTCAGCACGGTCGCCAGCGGTCAGCTCGGATAAGATCCAACTCCGGCTGTTAAGCCGGAACTGGAATTTGCGAGCGATCAGGTCATCAATATCAAAAACCATTTATTCTCTTTTCTTAGACGCAAGTTACAACAGAGATGACGCGAGTACGGGGATCACCGTTGTTTTTCAGGCTGATATCGAGCGTCACGAAGTCCGCCGCATCAAGCGACGCCTTCAGTGATTCGACAATAAATTCACCCTCGTAATTGACGGCACCGGCAACCAAGTTGCAGTTGATATAATCGCCCACAATAAATGGCAGAACCGTGCCTGTCAGATTGCCCGTCCCGCCGCTTGCAGATGCAAAGGCGTTGACTTCAATACTGACATCGGCAGAGCCGGCAGCACGGATTTTACCCACGCAATTGACATTAGCTTCGGCAACCGAAATGTTATCGTCAAGTGAACCAGACTTTGCAATCAAGTTGATTGCGGCGGTTGTATTTGCCAGCCCTGTGGTGAGCAGTGGAGTGAGCGTAATGGATCCGTTCCGGAATGTAACCGGTTTGCCTTTCATGGCCATGTCTAACCTCTTTCAATTGTCGAAGATTTCGACCTTCATTGTGAATTCGAATACCCAAACGTCCAACTGTCCGACCTTTGCGGGGCGTGCCAGGCTATCCGGTTCAATCTGAACCGAGGTAATCTTGTCACCCGCCAGAGTGTCCATTTTCTCGATTGCCGACTCGCCAATTGACCAGGTTGATTCAGCTGATGTGGTCAAGATAGAGATTCGGTAGTTGTGCGAATCCATATGCGAGTTAGCCGAAAGCGGAGTTCGCGAGAAGCCGGTTGCTTCCATCACCGCCAAGGGTGGAACAAGCGGATCGGGTGCATATTCCAGCCATAAACTGGGCAATCCTGTCTGAGCGGCCCAGTGCGATTGGATAGCCAGCGGAACGTTGTAGCTCATGAGGCCACCACCGGCACAGGCGTGCGGCAGATCACAGTCAGAGCCGTGTTGTGGCCCAGTCCAGCGGCCTCGGATGATGTGGAGACTTGACCGGTGGCTTCACGGCCTGATGCGGTCAGCACCTTGACCCAATGACTAGCGGTCAACGGCCATGATCCGGCCAAGTAGACGGAAAATACCTGGGCCTCACCTTCGATCGGCGGCCCATCTCGCTGGATGGACTTAAAATCGACTCGGCATTTTGGCGTGCCGATCACGGTCAGGGTCTGCACCGGTTGGCCCATGGAACCTTTGGCGTTGGCTTCCAGGTAGATCGTGGCACAGGAGTTTAACAGTCGTTCCGGCAGTGGCATTTTTCCCTCTTTCGGTTTATGTCGATGCCTTCAGGATGGCTTGGTCGAAACGGTCCATGATTCCCGCTTGCTGCGACTCGACAGCAGGCCGCATGTACGGGCGGGGTGCAAGATTAAGCATTCCCTTGCCGCCAAGTTCTTGGATGCGAGCGTATTTCAGGCCGCTTTTAGGCCCAACTTTGGCATGCAGCCCGCCGCGTGATGGCTCAATCACAATTTGTTGAAGGTTACCGGTCTGTTTGTGCGGAGGTGTGCCCGGCTGTGAAGCGGATACCCAACGGTTCAGTGGTGAGTCGTACCAGTAGATTCGACTTGCCCCGCCGTGTTCACCGCCGAATCGCATTGTTTTTTTACGACCCTTCACTGTTTTCAACTTCTGAATTGTTTTCAGTCCGTTTGAAAACGTCAGAGCGTTTTTCTGGGTTGCATTTAGCCCTTTGAAAGCCTTGCCTGTCTGTTTATTCAGGCTCTTTGTGGCCGCTTTTCCTGTCACGTTCAACAACCTGACAGCCGCGTTTCGGACCTTGCCTGCCGAGATGCGGATTGCCTTTGATATTTCTTTGTGGAGGCGAGCCTTGTACGCTTCGCCCTCCCACTCCAGATAGAAATTACGGCTAATCATCCCATCACCACATTTCGATAAGGCTGCAATAGCTGCGTCACAAGTGCGGGCAAGACGCTTCCCGTGTTCAAGATCTGATACATTGCGGAGTAATCGCCGATGCGCTCCATCTGAAGTGGTGCCGGATTCTGGCCATTGTTTTTCAAATGAACCGCCGTCAATGCGATCGCCAATTTGACATCGGCTGTCAGGTCCGCAGGTAAAAAGGAACGTGCACAATACTGGTCGATCAATGACGATGCCGCGGACAGGTAGGCCACGGCAGCGGCAGCGGTCCAAGTGCCGATCACATCGGTGTAGGTTGTTGCTTCAGATTGCGAGATGTAAGCGGCCATGATTTGCCTCAAAATGTAAATGAAACCCGGCGGGCAGGGAAGGACCCGCCGGGTTGACTACCAAACCGACAAAACCAAAATCAGACGGCTTCGTGAACGATCTGGAAAGCCTTTGGATCACGCACAGCACCGCCAAAACGGTACGAGAACGAAACCCGAATTCGGTTCTTATAAGCCATCGAAATATCATCGACCAGAACCGTAAAGCCCTGACGCAGCAAGAGGAAATACTCGCTGAAATTTCCGACGATAATTGACTTCGGCGAGCTCGTCCCAGAGATTGGAACGAATTCGTTGAAGTACACAGGAGAACCAAGGACGTCCGGCTGTGGAGCCTGCGTGTATCCAGCCAAACTGTTTGGCAGGAACAATGGGCGGCCAGTGGTATCCAAGAGTTGCAACAGCTTGCCGTGAGTGCCGCGAGCCATCACCCATGACAGGTTGGGGCTGTATTGTTGGCGAAACGCGTAGTAAGCGTCCGTGATCTTCGGACCTGTTAGCGTGTTCGCCACGCCGGTCTTGGTGATGCCAATGCTGGTGTTGGTCAGGATCCCCTCGGCCTGAATTGAGCCGGTGAGACCGTTGATGATTTCATCGTCCAGTACAGCGGCGAAGGCTTTTGACGCCTCGCCTTGGAGATAACTGGACAGACCCGGCGCGTCTTGAAAAAAGTCACGCGAGACATCCGCAAACATCGAGCCGGTATTTGCATTAATCACCATTTGGCCAAACGGCCCGGTGTCCTTCTGATTCGCGGTTCCGTTCGGGCTTTCACCTTTCGTTGGGCGGAATGTGGTGCCATAACGTGTGTCAGTGTTGACATCGTTATTTTTAGGGATCGTCACCGAACTGACGTTCGTGCTAAGGGTTTGGCAGATTCGCGGCATCACGGGCTGGACAGTCCGAGGCGTGATGATGTCAAAGCGAAAGTCAGGGGCCACGGCATTCGATCCGAGGCTGGTCGACGCGAGGTACATGTCCTTGCGAAACGGGGCGAAGATCTCGTTTGGCGACAAGGTTCTATCGCCACCCTTGCCGTATCGTTCAAGGACATCGCGATGATTGCGGCTCTTGACATCTTCCAGCTTGCCACGCGCACCCAAGAACGACTCGAAGGCTTTGTGGTAGTCGTAACTGCCCATCACCTCGGCCTCTGAGAGTGTGGCAAGCTCGCCACCCGAAACGACCTGGCCAGACTGGCGGTCAAGTACAGCGGCCTTACTTGTGGCCTGTGGGCGTTGAGGTTGTTGCGAATACTTTTCAACCATTGCGTTTGCATTTTCGAGCGCCTTGACCAGTTGATATTGCCCGTCACAGGCTTCAAGCTGGTCGATGGTCGATTGCAATTCGCCAGACTTTTCGGAGCGGATTTCGTCCGAACCGGCGATCATTTCATCTCGCAGTGATTTGACTTTATTGGCCAAAACAAGGCGATCTTCGGCGATTGTGGCCGCCGAACGGGGCTCAGATGCAGTTACAGACATGGGTCACTAACCTTTCATTTACCGCTTGGCGGCGGTCAGAATCGAATCAGCCAATTCAGCCCGTTGGAACAGTTCCAGCAGGCGATCGGCATCCACCACCGGGGTCGGTGTTTCAAGTGATTTCACCGAGAGAATTCCAGCGTCTTTATTGGCTGGAATTGGCACAAATGAAACTTCGAGGATTTCATTGACCTCGGAAATCAAATTAGCTCCACTCTTGGCAAGTTGCTTTTGCGTGCCTGTGGGCTTGTAGTTGTAGCGGTTCCAGATTTCGAGCACGTCCGCTTCCTTGATCTTGCGAGATGCGGCCCGAAATGAAATTGACATTTTATTGACGGCTTTTTCTTTCAGCAGTTGTCGTATCCGCTGGCCTGTTTCTGTGGCTGAAAATGAGCCATCAACCAGCAGTCCATTGCGGTCCTCGCGTGCATCACGCATGGTGGCAGCTACGGACATCGTCTTATTGATGTGGTCGGCAAGTATCACCCCGCCATCGTCCAGAAACTCTGGCAGGGCCTTGTTGTAGGCACCCGGCAGGATCATGTCACCTTGCCGGTCAATGTTGAGAAACCGACTGGCATAGGCTGTAAAGCCCCCTGAATCAGACTCTGACAAGCCTGATTCGATTGCTTTTGTCATCAGATCCATGTATCAGGACTCCAGAATTCTGCCAGTTTTTGTGAACGACTTGGCGTTGCCGATTGCAACTGACAGATAACCGCCTTGATCCGCTGTTTCGTAGTCCGCTTCGGATGGTCTCAGGTAGCCGTTTTCACCGGGTCTGGCAGGCGGTTTGAGAGTCTTGGGCATTTCATCATCGAACACCTCTAACAGACTGCACCGGCAACCGGGATGGAAAGGCGGGAATTTCAAGT